GGGTACGGTCCCGCCCCAATGAAGTCCGGCGCGCCGGATCCCGCCCCAATGTCTGACGCCGAAAAGGAAAAGCCCGTCATGGCAAACGCCCACTCGCCCCTCGATCTCGCTGCTGCTGATGTCTCCACCTACCGCGCCGCACTTGCTGCCGAGGTCGAGCGATCCAATCAGGTCCGCGACCTGTGCGCCAAGTTTGGCAGCCCGCAAATTTCTATCGACGGCAAGAACGTCGACCTGGCCGCGCATGCGATCGCCAACGGCTGGGACAAAGACAAAACCGAACTCGAGGCCCGACGTCATTTGGATCTTGAGGCGACCCGCGACTCACGCCCTCGCGGGCCCGCCATCCACTCTCACTCGCGCGACGAGCGGCAATCCCTTGACGTGCTGCAAGCCGGGATGCTGCTCCGCGCGGGTTGCGATCTCGACACCAAGCAATTCGAAAACCGATGGGTCAAGGCCAAGCTTCCCAAGTGGTTGCAGGCCGGCCTCAACGATCCGATCCGTCAACGGACTATGGACAACGGTCACGCAGTCGCCGACCTATCCCTCGTCGACGCATGTCGATTGAGTCTCAAGGCTCGCGGACATGACGTCCCAGCCGGTCGCATGGACATGATCCAAGCAGCATTCAGCACCGGTTCCGCTGCCGCATTGTTCGGTGCGACGATCGGCGCAAAGATGCTCGAATCCTACGCCGAAGTCGATGACTTCAGCCAAGGCTGGTGCTCCGAAGATGAAAACCCTGACCTCGAGCAACACAACCGCAACCGGACCCAAGCGGCCCAGTCGCTGGTCTATCATCCTGTCGGTGGCGAAGCGGCCCACACCGGTCGCGTGGTCACGAGCGAAAAGGCTCAGGTCTATCGATTCAGCCGCCAGATGAAGATCGACGAAGCCGACGTCCTCGGCGACAACTTCAGCAAGTTCAAAGATACGCCGCGCGACTTCGGTCTCGCAGCTGGTCGCGTTCGACCGGACATGGTCGCGATGGTTTTGCTCAGCAACCCAACGCTGCTGGCAACCAGTCGCCAGCTGTTCAACACGACCGACGGCAACATGATCGCGAGCGGAAAAGCACTTGCACGTGGCACGCTCTCCGAATTGATCGCTGCGATCCGCAAGCGCAAGGACGGGGACGCCAACCTCGATTTGCCGGTCACTCACTTGATCGTGCCGCCGGATCTGCTTGATACCGCAAATCAGTTGTGTTACTCGGTCGTAATCAGCAACGACAGCGGCGCGGGTGAAATGAACCCGATTAAGCAATACGGGATCCTTCCCGTCAGCGAGCCACGATTGTCGACCGGGATCACCAATCCGATTACCGGCGCATCGCTCGCCGGATCGACAACCATGTACTACGGCGTCTCCGACAAGTCACGCACGATCGAGGTGACCTACCTGCAAGGCGCCGGCCGAACCCCAGTGGTCCGTTCCGAGACCTTGACCGGTGGCGAGTTTGGACTCGCGATCGACGTGCGACATTACGTCGGTGCGACCGCCCTCGATTGGCGCGGATTCCATCGCTTCAACGCGTAAGGCGACCCATGAAAATCAAACTCAATACCACGGTCTATTTTGACGGCGTACCGTACCCGTCGGGATCCATCATCGATCCCGATGCGATCGGCGCGAACGGCGACGCGATCGTGCATTGGATGTGGGGCGAGCCCGTCGACGACGACGAGCCGGTCGCCATCGTACCGGTCTACTCGGAGCCAGACGTCGAGCTAGTCGCGCAACCCGTTGCTGAGCCGATCGTCGAGCCAGTTTTAGAATCTGTACCTGAGTTATCGGCAACACCCGTCGTTTCCTCAATCCCCGAACCCATTCCCGAACCCGTTCCCGAACCGCCAGCACCGCGGCGCAAGCGGACCAAGTAACCCAAGTATTTGCTGTAAGGACTCCAAGCAATGCCCGATTATGTAAAGTCTGCCGAACTCCGCACCGTGACCGCAGGCTCCAATCTGCTCAGCGGTGACCTGGTTCTCACTCCCGATCGACTGGTCGGCTACGTTGAGGCCCAACGCGGGATCCTCAACGGCGAGACCGGCACCGTCCGCGTCGCCGGTGTCGTCCGCTGCAGCAAGTCGAGCGCCTCTGAAGTGATCGCCGCTGGCGATCGTATCAGCTACAACACCAGCACCAAGGTCGTGACCGTGCTCGATGCCGGCAACCCTGCCTCGGGCTCGATCATCATCGGTCTCGCGGTCGCTGCGTCCGGCAACGGTGTCACAACTGTCGACGTTGAACTCAACGGACACGGCGAAACCGAACCGGTCAACAGCACCGTCAAGCACTTCCGCCGACGTTGCACCATCGCCGAAATCAACGCTGGTCTGACTCTCCTGCCTGCCAAGGCCGGTATCCAATACCGCATGGTCGATGCAATCATGATTTCGATCGGTGGAGCGGCTGCGACCGCGACATCGGTGGACATCCTCGCCACGCAAGCGGCATCGGGTGTCAAGCTCGTCGCCGCTGCGGTCGCTGGCCTGACGCAAAACACCGTCGCCCGAGCCGGTGCAACCAACATCGCCGTACTCGCCGACGGTGCATCGTTCGTCGAAAACGACGTCAACACCGCCATCACGATTGGCAAGACGGGATCCAACGTCGCAACGGCTACCCACGTGGACGTGCTGCTCAGCTACGTTGAACAGGTCGCCTAACATGATTTGCCGACGAATCTGCTCGCCCGCGCAATGGATCACGGTTGTCATCGCTGCTGCATTCTGCAGTGGCGGATGCAACCACCCCGATCGATGCCCGTGCATCGAGACAACCATGCCATGCGATTGTTGCCAGCACTGCCTAACGCACTGCGGCAAAGATGCCAGCGACTCGCTCGGCAAATGCTGCACCTGTTGCGATTGTATTTGCAAGTAGCTATCGCATCGTCGCAGGAAACCAACGATGGGAATTCTCGAGAACGCAACCGCAGCTCTCGCGTCGATCATCAACACCCACGCGTCGGTCCCGATCACCTACTCGCGAGGCATGACTACGATCTCGGGGCTGACCGCCATCCGCGGATCCACCCCGTATGAAGCCAGCGATGCCGAGGGGATCATCCATCGGACCATCGCCCGTGATTACTTGCTGAAGGCCGACACGTTTCCGTTCTCCGACATGCCGCGAGACGGCGACATCATCACCGACGACGGCGATCATTATCTCGTCCACTCGATGACTGGCGAGCGACCATGGCGGTACAGCGATCCCGGCCAATCAATCCTGCGGATCCACACCAAGAAACAACCGTAGCCGCTGCCGCCTAGGCTGCGGTCAACTGCGTCCTACGCGGACGCAGCTACACGTAGCCGCTGCCGCCAGGCTGCGGATAACACCAAGCAGATCACACCATGCCCGTCGCCGTTGACCGCCTGATCCTCGACGACATGTCGACCCTCATCGTCTCGGGCTCGATCGCGAAACCGGACAACCTGGGCCCGATCGTCGCTGATGACGTCACCATCGACTACCTGCCCCGCTTCGAACCCGCGGATTTGGACGATCTAAAAATCGTCCTTGCCCCGCGATCCCGAACCACGACCATCGCATCCCGCGCCTCACGGCAACGCGAGCTGCAGGTCCAGGTCGCGATCATGCAATCGGCGACCGCCGACTCCGCCCGGTTCACGGCACTGATCGACCTGACCAACGACATCGAGCAGCGGCTGGCGCTAGCGTCCGTGATCACCGGCGCGACCTACCGCGCCACCTACGTCGAATCGTCGACGCAGTTGTACGACATCGCCGCGCTGGAACAGCATTCTGTATTTCGGTCGGTGATTACCATCACCTATCGCATGACCACTTAACCACCGAGGCCCCACGCATGCCCGCAAACATCGGCCCACTATCCGGCAACGAGTGCAAACTGTATTACCAGCCAACACTCGCAACCACGTTTACCATCTCCAACTCCGTGCTGATCACCGAGGCGCAAGACGTCAATCTGTCGGTCACCACCGGCACGACCGACGCTGCCAGCCGCATCAGCAACTTCAAAGCCAAGCTGCCGACCCTGACCGAATTGAGCTTGACGTTCGGCTATTTGTGGAACGGCGATGTCGGCGACACGCAAATCACCGCGCTGCGGACCGCGTTCCTGGCGAGGACCGTGTGGCATTGGGCCGTGCTGGACAACCTCAACACCACCTCCGCGGGACCACCCGCAGTTCCAGGTCCCAAGGGTTCGCAGGGTTTGACGTTCCCCGGCATCATCACCGAGTTTGTGGTCGATCAACCGCTCGAGGGTGCGGTCAAGGTCGACATCAAGGTCGACCTGGCTCGCGTCAAAGTGACCGGCACCATTGTCGAGCCAGCGTGGTTGACCGTCGCCGCCAACTAATTATAGCCGAGGGGCGCAAGCCCCCGGGTTAAACCGCTCGCCACCTCGCCACGCTCGCAACCTCGCCACGTTTGCCACACTTCCACCCGGCGGCTCGCGCCGCTCGGCTAGCAAAGACCAACCATGCGACTCGGCGACATTCTCGAGATCGAATTCCGCGATCACGCCCACGGCGCCGAGACCATCGTTTTTTTCGTCTGGGGCCGGTTGGTCAAGCGTACGAAAACCGATCTCGTGATCGCGGTCTGGGACTACACCAAACCACCCAAGCGACGATCCATCGCCAACGACCCGAACGTCGAGACCTTCACCATCGCCCGCGACGCGGTCATCTCTTATCGGATCCTCTGATCCATTTTTTCTACCATGGCAAAATTTTTGCAATCGCTCACGGTAACGATCCCCAACGCGGGGACCACGTCCGATTCCGCCACCATGCCCGCGACGATGTACTGTCTCGGCCTGGTCACCCCCGCCGCCCTCACCGGCACCGCGTTCACATTCGAGGGGTCCATCGACGGCTCGACGTTCCGGCCGCTGTACGACGAGGCAACGCTATACAGCGTCAACGTCAACGCCTCGCGATACGTCGCGCTGAAACGCCAGGTGATGGAACCGTGCAAGTATCTCAAGGTCATCTCCGGCTCGTCCGAGGCGGCCCTCCGAACTATTACCCTTGTGATCGGAGAATAGCATGGCCGCAACATTCAAGGACACCGAAGGACGCGAGTGGTCGCTGCGGCTCGACGTCGCGACGCTGCGACGCGTACGGGATCTGACCACGGTCGATCTGGGCAAGCTGTTCGCCGACCCTCGCCAGCTGGCCGCGCTGCACGATGACATCATCCTATTTGTCGACGTCCTCTACGCGATCGTGAAACCGGCCGCGGACGCCCGCAACGTGACCGACATCCAGTTTGGCGAATCGCTCGCCGGTGACGTGCTTGAGGGTGCGGTTTTGGCGTTTGAATGTGCGGTGGTCGATTTCCTCCCGGAGCGCGATCGCCGCGCGGTTCTGCGTCAACTGATCGACGGCAACCGAGCGGCGCAGAAACAAGCGGTCCTGCGGATCCAGAACGCGATCCGGGACGGTCTGATCGAGCAGGGGATCGCGGCCCAGCTGGCGACGCTGGACCAGATGCTGAACAGGCCAAGTCCCTCTGGGAAATCTGTTATCGACTTGCAGCCATCGTCGGACTTGAGCCCGGTCCCTACAGTCTCCGCGAGCTGATGTGGATGGTCGACGCGGTTCGATGCGAACGCTGGGACCACACGGCGTCGCTGCTGTGTCAAGCGGCCAATAACTACCGCGATCCCAAGTCGCGACCGCTGCCGTTCGAGCGGTTCCATCCGTACCGCACCGCGCCGCAGCGATCTCGCGGCATGAGTGTCGCTGACCTCCACGCGTTCCGCGGTTTGTTCCGCGAACAGGTTATTACTCTGAATTGATAGTGTGCCAAGGTTTGCATAGATGATACTACAACAACTCATCCAATCGGGTAACTTCGCATCGGCACAAGAAGCGTTTGACGCGATCACAACGCAGACCGTGGAGGTACGAGACGATCAACTATATACATGGGCGGGCGTGGCTCTCGTTGGCGGTCCAGTTGCGGCAGAGTCGCTTCGGATTGCACTCGAGCAAAACGGCATGGGTTGGGCGGTGCATCAACTCGGGGGTGCTGGGTTGCAGTTATCAAACCCGCTAGTTCAAGGTGCGTTGTTGCAATTATCGCAAGCTGGCGTTCCTGGCTGCACGGAACTTGCGGCAAAAGGCTTGACGCTGATTCCTCTTTGGCAGTCGGCAGGGTTGAGTGTTGAGCCGATGTTA